ATCAATTACGTTACCTTGCTTTAGGTAGTTGGGGTTTGTAAGTATATCCTCCTCTTTGGCGGTCATATACTTCATTTCTACCTTACCGGAAGAAAGCGGATGACCTTCAGGGTATAGGATTCCTTTGGATGGTAGCTCTACCGTTTCGGTAGGCATTGAAAACTCTTGTGACATAGACTCTTTTTTTTATATAAATATATGCAAATAAAAAACCCGGACTTTAGATCCGGGCTTTTATAAGTAGTTTTAAGGAGTCTAGTAATTCAATACCATGTAATCCATTCCTAAGACAAGTTCAATGCTCTGGGCTGTATTATCGGTATCCCAGTTAAAGTCACCAAAGTTAGCATTTTTAATGAATGCTCCTTTGACAATCCATTCGCTTACGATATCCCCTACAGGTCCTAAAGCGTTGAGGGTAATATCTTTTTTGTAAAAGTCAGAATACCCATCCCTACCTGTTACTGATTCATGGTGAAGACGAGTCCACTCCATTACTGCTTGTGCTCCTGAAGGAACAATAGGATCAAATAAAGTAAGTGTTAGGTCCTGCCATCTTAGCTTACCCTTTATCTTACGGTAAACGTTAATGTGGTTTAACACGACTTCATCCTGTTGGAAGTTCACTCCGGATACAGCCTTAATAAAGTAAGAAGGTATTCCATCAACATACATGATGAATCTATTCTTCAGCTTAGGTTCAAAAGCTGTGAAGAAAAGTTCGTTTGGATCAATTAGAGGCATCTTTCTATCTCTTTTTTAATAAATAGCGTTCAAATAAATTATGCTGGGAATGTTGCTCCGGTTGGTAGGATGTTAAAGTCAAGAACTATAAACTCTGCAGTCTTAGTTGGTTGAATTTGTATTAAGCCTACCAGCTGGTTTCTATCAATGACGTCAGCAGTATTGTTGGTATCGTCCATCTTTACTGTGAAAGAGTACAAACCTTGTCTTTGTTGTACGCTCTGTAAGTATGGATTGACTTGTGCTAGGAAATTATTTCTAGTAGCTGTGGTATTCTGTTCGAATACTAGCGTGTTAGAAATCTGAGAGATTCTTCTCTTAAGATTTATTAGCAATCTCCTAACGTTTACTCTATCAGTAGCAGAAGCTTTTTTCTGAAGAGTCTTTTGACCATATACTACTACTCCGGTATTTGGGAAAGTAGCAATGGGGTTAATGTTGTTTGTATAGAGGAAGTCTCTATCGGTTGAAGCAAGCTTTCTTTCAGCTCTTACTACCGTTCCTAAGCCTCCTCTATTGATACCTGCAGGAGCAAACCATTCGGCTCCAACTCTATCGTTGTATGCAAAGACTGCTGGTATTACTGTTGAAGCAGGTACCCATACTAGCTTACCGAGATCTGGATCAGAAATCTGAACCCATGGCCAGTATGTTGCTGCGTATGAGTTATCAATACCTCCTGCTTGAGTTGCTATTGCTGTAGTAGTGGCTCCGAAAGCAACCATATCAGCTATGTAAATTGCATCTCCTCTTTCAAGAGTATTTGAAATCCCTTGAGATATTACTCCTGAATAATCGGCTCTGTATAGACCCGGAGTTACTAAAACGTTGTACTGATAGTCATCCTTGTTAGCAAGGAGATTCATCATGGCTGTATAATCGCTAGCTACAAGTCCTTGAGTGTTAACGCTGCTAATTGTGTCGTAGTATCTAGCTCCTGGTGGAATAGATCCTGAAGCTCCTCCTACTGATCCTGAAGATATAATAGGCATGGAGGGTTTAAATTCTGTCTTAGCAGTACCCGTATTGTCAAAATAATCAGGAGTTGGTAGATTTACTGACCTAACTCTTACGTATCTAGAAGCGTTGGGGAATGAACCGCTTATTTCTACTTGATTGGTTGTTCCATTGTAATTAGCAACTTGATCTCCAATCACTCTAGCAACATAATTGGTTTGCTTAGGGTCAAGAGAAAGGTTGTTGTAGGTCTCCAGAATTACCTTGCTGTTAGGATTATCATCTCCTCTTCTAATAAGAAGTGAGAAGGTACCTGACCCGGTGTTTGAACTTGCAATCTCCCACCTAATATTATCAGTTGATCCTGATGTAAGGGTGCCGCTAACTTCAGGAGAGAAGCTATTCATAATAGTTCCCTTACTAAGGGTCTCTAGTACGAACGAAGGAGCGATAGGATTAGATCCCGTGAAGTTTGCACCTAGTGAATTTATAGATCCAGTTGCTGAGGTGTAGGTTCCGTTAGTAACTCTAGATACAAGCATAGTTTCGCCTCCGGCTAGGAAGTAGTTATATGCTGTTATTGAGGTTAGGTATGTGTAAGTGTCTCCTCCTGATACAAAGCTTGATCCAAACTTGCTTACAAAATCGGAGTAAGAAGTTACAATAGTTGGGATGTTTACCGGTCCCTTAACGGTTGGTCCGACAATCGCAGCACCAACGGTAACAGGCTGTTGAGTTACTTGAGAGAAATCATTCTCCCGAGCTAGTACCCCTGGTGAAATTAAAGTTTCTGCCATCTTTTAAGATATTGTAGTTTCTAATAAATATCAAACGCTGAATCAAAAACGACTAAGTTTTTCCTTAGCTTTTACGAAACTTATTGTACTACCTTAAACGTTAATTCACTATCTCTAATAATAGTGCTGCCATCTAATGTCGTCTTAATAAATATCTTATAATACCTCTCGGGTTGAAGACCGTTCATATAAATGTCAAGATAGCTTGAAATGCTATCGGCAGATATTTTTGTAGTACTGTTATTAAAAGCTATAACTATTTCCTCGGTATCCATATCTACTATCTGATAGTAACTATTTTGCGGTAGGTAATAAGAAGTTAGGTAGACAGAAGACGTAGTAAAAGTCCTTACAGGATATTGTGGTCTAACCTCTAATCTAAACCTTTGAACGGATTCTCTTTGGTAGGTATATTGGTTATTCTTAAAGCTAACCACAAAGTTAGGGTCGGTGATTACGCTCTCACTTCCGGTAGTAAATATAGAATCATCCCATCCAATCTCCAGTACAGGAGGGTAGATGGTGTGGGTATCAACCGAGAAATACTTTAGGTTAAAAAATGACCCTGTCTGAAACTCTAATGAGTCATTGAGTTTAAGTAAGAATCCATCATTAAATGATGAGCTGTAGATGCCGTGTACTTGACTAGTAACGTTAACAGCAATATCCAGAGTATCGTTATAGCTAAACGATTGAGTCGCTTCATTTGTGTAAATATAGGTACCTCCTCCTGGATAGGCATTATTATAGGACGCTGTTACTGAAGAAGAATATGCAACGGGTATCCAAGGGTTTACCGTAGCTGAGGATTTCCATTGCCAAGAAACACCGGTTTGGTTTTCTGGGCTATCCTGGAACTTACCAGTTCCCATATTCCAAGAACCTGAGATGCGGTAGCAGTTAATGGTAAAGTCTATGGGAATGCTATCGGCCTGTGCTAGGAAAAGCTTAAGAGATGCTGTAAATGGTACCCCTTTTACTTTACTTACTAGAGTATCGGTGATATCGGAGGTTGAGAACTTGATTACCGGTCTCATGACCTGGAAAGCATCCCCGGTATCGCTACCTAGAGTATTGCCAATCTCAAGGATTTCATCCAACCCTGTATTTTCATTAGGGTAGTTACTGTATAAAGTAGCGTCTTTTTCAGCAAAGATCTTATAAACTGCCATACTAATAAATAGGTTATAACGACCCTGTAGTTTCGTAAGTAAAATTAACTCGTGCTGGACTGTAGATTATTCTATCGTATGACAGGTCCTTTATAATAGCATCGGGTATGATATACCCAAACATGCTTATAGTAAACTCGCTTCTTATTACTCTATCTACTCCAGTCTCCAGGCTAGTGGAGTTTGGAAAGCTATCTATCCTAGCGTTAAATTTAAAGCGATTAGGATCTCCCCAATAGCTATCGGAGGCGTAGTTAATGCTTTCCTGAAGCTTGTTTAGCTGTTCTATGTAGTCGGTGAAGATAATGCATGAGTAGGTTAACCGTACATAATCAGGTACTACCGATAAAATAATTTTTTGAGATTCACTTCTATTAGTTATTCCGTTTAGAGCAGAAAAGTTCGAGTAAGCGTTCTTTATATTATACCTAGACTTAGCTACTACAAAATTATTTACTGCATTAGCATCAAGCTTATTGGTAA